GGCGCAACGTCGGCGGCCCGGTGTCCTGCCACGCCTGGGCGACCGCTGCGAATCCGTACTTCCCGGCCGAGGAGCTTGCCGCGGCCCGCGCGACGCTGCCCGAGAGGTGGTATCGCCGCGACTACGAGGCGAGCTGGGAGACCTTCGCCGGCCTCGTGTACGACATGCTCGGGGAGGCCAACTACATCGACGCCGACCCGGCCGCAGAGTCCGCCGTCGACCTCGCGCTCGACTTCGGCTACCACCATCCGGCCTGCCTGTTCCTCGCCAGCCGCGACCACGCATGGGACGCAGACGGCAACCCGGTCGACGGGCGCGGCGGCATCGTCATCGACGAGATCGTGCGGGAGCAGATCCGCCTCCCCGAGCTGCTGCCCCTGATCGCGCAGCGGCTCAAGGCGCGCGGGTGGGCGCTGCGCAACGTCTACTGCGACAAGGCGGGCAACCAAGCGTCGGACAAGGTGCCGTGGACCACGGTCGACGCGGTCAAGGCCGGGCTCCCGATCCAGGGCCGCGTCGTCTGGCCGACGAAGGTCGAGCAGATCAGCATTGCCACCGGCGTGCTCGAGGTCGCCGCCCGCCTGCGCGCCGCCGACGGCACGACCCGCCTCCGCATCGCAGAGCACCTCCGGTCCCCGCGCTACCTCGCCACGCTGCGGTCCCCGGGCATCGTCGGCAGCCTCCGCGGCTACGTCTACCCGGACAGCGACAAGGCCCGGGCGGACGAGCCGCTCAAGGACGGCGTGCACGATCACTTTGCGGACGCGCTGCGGTACTGGGCGGTCTGCGAGCGCCCGGTGGTCCGGTACGACGAGCCCGCCCGCCGCGAGCCGCTGCGCCCGGTCGGGGACCCCCACGGGCTGCTCGGCGGGATGGGTGGCGACCTGTTCGGCTAGCGGTAGCTGACCCCCACTCCCCGCCCCTGCGCTACGCTGCGCGCATGAGCGACCACGACCCCGCCGCCTCTGTCAAGGCCGCAGCCGTCACCGACGACGCGGGCACCCTCCGCGGATTCGTGCAGGCGACCGCCGCACAGGCCCGCGCCGAGGGCTACGCGCTCGCGGAGATCGCGCGACAGGGCACGTCCTACTCCGGCGTCACGATGCTCTCGGGCATGCCGGACCTCGACCCCAACCGCAAGTTGACCGCCGAGGACTGGCACCGCGGGCGCTCCGGGCGCTCGTACTCCTACGGCCGCGCGTCGATGCCGCACGACTACATGCGGACACACGACGCGGTGGCCGAGGTGGCGAACCGCGGCATCGTCGACCACATCGAGGGGAGCGAGTTCGCGGTCGAGCCGGGCGGGCAGGACGACATCCACCGGGCTCAGGCCGCGCTGATCGAGGACGTGCTGCTGCGCCGCGTGCTGTCCTACAGCGGGACGGGCCTGCACGCCGTCGCGCTGCGCATGTCGCTGCTGATGCTCGAGGGCGTCCAGCTCTACGAGGTCGTGACCCCCTTCGACCCCGACTACATCCTCCGCGTGCCTTCCGAGGGCGGCGGCACCGAGGTCTACCCGCTGCCCGGCGGCAAGGGCGCGACGGTGCTCGGGGAGCTGCGCGAGATCCTGCCCGCCTCGGTGCGGCGGTACGACAAGGCCGCGGACGGCGGGTGGGACGTGACGCAGGAGCCGCCCGCGGGCGACTACGCCGCCGGGGAGCTGCCGCGCACGCAGACGATCCCCTCGCGGCATCTGCTGCATCTGCGGTGGCGCCCGATCGCCGACGACCCTGCGCCCTACGGGGAGCTGCGGCCGCTCGTGAGCCGCCTGACCCTGCTCGACACGCTCCATCGGATGCTGGCGCTCGCGTCGCGGAAGGGCGCCATGGGCGTCCCGTTCGCGCAGTACAAGGGGAGCGGCGAGCCGCCCCAGGCCGAGGCCGAGTACGTTCAGCGGCTCCTGCGCCTCTACACCGCCGGGGCGCACGAGGGGATCAACCTGCCGTCCGATTGGTCGCTCGACTTCCTCCACCTCCCGACGCTGATCGAGGACATCGGCGAGCAGATCAAGACGGCCACGGAGGCTGTGGCCCGCACGCTCGGCATGCGGCACCTGCACGTCGGCGAGGATCACGGTGTCCAGGCGCTCCACGAGTCGGTGTCCGCCGACCACGAGAAGGTGCTTAACGCGATCGTCGCCAAGATCTGCGGCGCCTTCAACCTCGACCCCGACGGCGATCGATCGAAGGGCCGCCGGTCGATCATCGAGTTCCTCGTCGAAGCCAACTTCGGCGCCGACTCGGTGCCGCCCGACGAGCTCCCACGCCTCGTCCACCGCGGCTTCCGCAAGGTCGACCCCAAGGGCGCGATCGACGCCGTGGCCGTGGCGAAGCGGGACGGGCTGCTGGGCGAGTGGACGCCGGCCGACGAGGACGCGATCCGCGATCAGCTCGCCTTCCTGCCGAGCCGCAACGAGGCCGCCGCGTCGGTGCTCATCGACGACGACGACGACGACGACGACGACCCGCAGCCGCCGGAGCCGCCGGAGCGGCCGGAGCCGCCGGAGCCGCCGGAGCCGCCGGAGCCCGACGACGAGCCCGACGACGAGCCGATCGAGGCCGCTGAGCGCAACATGACGGCGCCCGCCGGGGTGCGTGCCGAGCTGCGCCGCGGGCTGCAGTGGCACGAGGAAGGCCACAGCGGCGACGGGCTGCAGCCTGCGACGGTCGCCTGGGCGCGGCGCCTCGCCAACGGGGAGCCGATCAGCGAGGACAAGGCCCGCAAGGGCGCCGCGTGGTTTGCCCGGCACGAGCAGGCCAGCAAGGGCGAGGGGTTCCGCCCCGGCGAGCCCGGCTACCCCAGCCCGGGCCGCGTCGCCTGGGCGCTGTGGGGCGGCAACGCGGGCAAGTCGTGGATGGGCCGGATCGCACAGGCGATCGAGGCCGCCGAGAACGGAGGTAGCCTGCCGGCGCTCCCTTTCTCGCTGAGATCCCCGCCGAGGTCGAGCGACAGCTAGCCGCCGCGCTGCGAGGCCGCGTCACCGAGGCGCGTCGGGTCGTGGCCGAGGTGCTGGCCGCCGCGCTCGAGCAGATCTCCGACCCGATGCAGGTCGCGGCGCTGCTTCGGTCCGCGGTCGGCCGAATTGAGCCGGTGAGCGTGGACGCGCTGGAGCAGTACGGGCGCGACGCCGCGAAGGCGGCGACGAAGACGCTCCGGCGGCAACTCCCCGGCAGCAACCGCCCGCTCTCCCCCGGCGCTGCGCCGTTCGGGTCGATCGACGACCTCGTGCTCGCCTTCGCGCGCAACCTCGCTGACGCGATCGCGGTGATCGACCGCAACGTGTTCGACTACCCCGCGACCTCCATCGAGCGCGCCGCCCTTGAGTCGGCCGAGCCGTTGACGGCCGCGCAGATTCGCTCCGCGGCCAGCTCGCGCAAGCCCGGCAGCCCCGCAGCGCGGTTGCGTCACGATGCCGACTTTGTGGCCGTCGACACGCTCGGCAGCCTGACCAGCGCGGTCAACCGGCGCCGGATGGAGGAGGCCGGGGTGCGGTACTACGAGTGGAGGTCGCAGCGGGACAGCAGGGTCCGGGACGAGCACGCCGACCTCGACGGGACGCGGTGGGCGGTCGACGGTCCTGGGCAAATCACCGAGGGGCACCCAGGAGACCCGCCGGGCTGCCGGTGCTATGCCGTGCCGGTGCTGGAGTAGGCTCGCGTCATGCCCGTCCACCCGCCGCGAGATCGACGCCCCCGCCGCGAGGAGCCGCGCATCGAAGGCAAGCGGGTGCTCGGCAAGGTCAGCGACGCCGACGCGGCTTACCTGCTGTCGGAGGCCGGGCAGACGCCCGCCTCGCGTGAGGGCGTCCGCAACCTGCGCCGACGCCGCGGCATCCCCGCCTACCGCGACACCTAGGCCGACCCACTCGCACTAGCGGGTGTGGGCCTCCCGGTGGTTTGCCCCGCTGCCCTGCGCTCCCGCACGCTTGGGCCATGCCGCTGCACCGCTCCGATCTGATTGCCTGCGCCGAGGTCGGTGACCGCGAGGCGGACGGGTCCGTCTGGATCGAGCTGGCCGCCTCCGGCCGCATGTACTCGCAGCGCCGCGGCGGCAACGCCGTCGAGGTCGGCCGCGAGCACCTGCAGCAGATGGCCGACAACATGGCGGCGTTCCTCGGGGAGCGGTGGGCCGGATCCAACGAGGACGGCTCTCCCCGGGGCGTGCCGATCCGCCTGGACCTCGCGCACGCCGACGCCGACAAGGACCCCGCCGACCACGCCGCCGCGCCGATGTTCCGCGGCCAAGTCGTCGAGGCGAAGCTCGGGGAGCGCGACGGCCGCGCCGTCCTCCTCGGCCGCGTGCAGTGGACCGACGAGGGCAAGCTCGACGCCAAGGCGCTGAGCGTCAGCATCGAGGCGTACCCCGACCGGCAGAGCAAGGCCACCGGCGAGCCCATCGAGGGCTACATGCTCACCGGCGTCGTTCTCACCGACAAGCCAATGGTGCGGGACCTGCGGATTGCAGCGACCGACCACGAAGACACCCCCACCCCGGAGCCGCGCATGCCGCTGTCCACCCGAGCGCGTGAGATCCTCGCGCTCTCCGAGTCCCCCTCCGAGTCGGCCGTCGAAGCGGCCGTCCTCAAGCTCTCCGAGGAGCGCGACACCCTCAAGATCCAGGCGCTGCGTCTGACCGAGGAGCGCGACAGCCTCAAGGCCGAGCTCGACAAGCATGCCGAGGCCGAGGCCGAGCGCATCGACGAGCAGGCCGTTGCGGACGGTCGCATCACCGCCGCCGAGCGCCCCGAGTACCGCAAGGTGCGCGAGTCGGTCGGCATCGAGCTGGCCGAGAAGCTCTACCCGAAGGGCAAGCACAACGTGACCCCGAAGTCGGCGACCGGCGGCGGCGACCCCGTGCCGTTCAACATCGACGAGCGCATCGCCTTCCACACGAAGCACGGCGCCTCCGAGATGAGCGCCTACAACCTCGCGCTCTCCGAGGCGCCCCGTTCCTTTTACGAGGAGGCCTGAACCATGGCGAACTCCTGCAAGACCGAGATCCTCGGGTACCGCACCGACGCGGACCTGTCCTCGTCCCCCTACCGCTTCGTCCTCAAGGACGGGGACGACGACCTCTCCGTGGCGACCGCCTCGGCGGCCGACGTGGTGGGCGTGACCACGAACAACGTGGCCGACTACTCCACCACCGCCGGCACCGTCGAGGTGCAGATCGGCCCGGAGTACCTCGTGACCGTCGGCGCGACGCTGTCGCAGGGCGCCGAGCTCGTGCCCGGCACCGGCGGCAAGGCGGTCGCTGCCTCCGCGGGTGAGATCGTGGTCGCGGTGCTGCTCGAGGGCGGCGCCGACGGCGAGGTCTGCCGCGCCAAGGCCGTCAACTACCAGAAGAACCCCTGAGCGGAGACGCTGAACCATGTCCCTCCCCGTCGCCAACATTCGGCAGAACAAGGTCTTCGCGCCGCTCACTCGCATGTACGCGAACGCGGTCGGCAACTTCATCCACAACGTCGCCCCCATGGTCGTCGACGTGGACACGGAGACCGGCAACTTCATGGACGTTCAGGGGGGCTTCGGCAGCAAGACCGACCCCCAGGGCATGGGCATTGGCTACAGCCAGCTCTACCCGCGCTCGATCCACATGGAGATCCAGGAGGTCACCGGCTGGACGGTGCAGCTCTCGGGCCTCGGCGCCGACTTCAACATCGTGCGTGAGCAGCTCCTCGACAACGAGGCGATCCGCCTCATGCGGCCCCGCCTCGCCCTGCTCATGCAGCAGTGCATGATCGAGCGCGAGCGCACCTTCGCGAGCCTCTGCTTCACCGCGGGCAACTGGACCGGCTACACGACCGACGTGTCGAGCGCCGACCCGACCGAGCAGTTCCAGACGGACACTGCCGACCCGGTCGAGTACATCCAGAGCAAGATGGACACCGTCGAGCTCGCCTGCGGCCGACGCCCGAACGCCGCGATCATCGGTCACACCGCGTGGCAGAAGCTCCGCACCAACGAGCGCTTCCGCTCCTACCGGAAGTTCGTGCAGGACGTGAACATGCCGTTCACCGAGGCGGAGGTCGCGTCCTTCTTCGGGCTCGACCAGATCTTCGTCGGCCGCGCGGTCGAGAACACCGCGCAGCAGGGCGCCACCGAGAGCAAGTCCCGCATCTGGGGCGCGCACATGCTCCTGTTCCGCCGCGACGCCGCGCTGGAGCCGGAGACCCCGCAGGGCACGCTGCACCGCTACCGCGCTCGCGGCTTCTCGGACGGCACGCCCCGCACCGAGCAGAAGTCGGACCTCGTGCGGCAGCTTCAGTGCCTCTACTACGACCAGTTCCTTGCCACGAACAAGGCGACGGGCCACCTGCTCCGCAACATCGCCGCCTGATCGGAGGACGCTGTGTCCGACATCCCGTACTACATGCCCTCGTCGTTCCCGGCGGGGCTGAAGGCCGACACCATCGGCGAGGTCACGGCCGGCAACGGCGTCGCGATCGACGGCCTGACGATCAAGGACGGCGGCATCGCTCGATTCGGCCCGGTGGCGCTGACCGCCGCGGCCGAGTCGTCGGACACGATCGCAGTGACGATGGCCGGTCCGGCGGTGGCTGCCGCCTACCGGGCGACGGTCGTGCTCAACGCGACCGGCCTGCCGGACGCGACCAAGTTCACGCTGGCGGAGACCGGCGCCGGGACTGAGATCTCGGCGACCGCTCAGGCGTCGCTGCTGTTCGCCACCTCGGCGGCGGGCGCAGCCACGATCACCGTGACCGACGTGCTCGGCGCCTCGAACACGAACGTGTTCCTGCTGATCGAGCCGATGTCGACGCAGGCCGGCACCCAGGCGGGCGGCGCGGCTCACATCGAGCTGACCTTCGACGCGAGCTAATCCCCCGGAGGCGCTGTGCCCTACCTGTCCACGCTCGCCGACGCGCTGCGGTACGTCGACGCTCAGACGGGGACGCTCAGCGCCTCCACCCGCCCCACGACCACCGAGGCCACGATCCTATGGGGCGAGGCCGAGACCGAGGTGAAGGCGGCTCTGCTCGCCGCAGGGCTGTCCACCTCGGTCACCTCGGGCTCCTTCGCAGAGGACTTCGTGCAGGGCATGGAGGCGCTCATGACGGGCGTCCTCGTGCTGCTCTGGCGGGGGACCGACCGGGCAGGCGCGACGGGCACCGGCTTCATGCGGCTGGTGACCGAGGCCGGAGGCGGCACCACCCGCAGCGACACCGCAGCGGGCGCGCTCCACGCGCTGTTCAAGGCCCGAGCCGCGAAGCTGCTCGACGACAAGTTCCGGGCGGCGCTGCTCTCCGCGGGCGCGTCGCGGGCGTCGACCACGCTGCCCACGGATATGGCGTCGCACGCCGTCGACTACCGCGACACGTCGATCAGCGACAGCCCGCCGCCGGGCGGCGACTGGCCGTACGCCGAGCCGCAGCCGTACTTCGACGGCGACAGCCTGTGACCGAGCCCGCCGTCTCGATCCGCATCGACCCGGACGCCTCCGAGGTCGCAGGCGCCATCCTCCGCGGCCCGGCGCGCAACATCGACTTCAGCGCGGCCTTCCGCATGCTCGCGGGCACGGCGCAGCGCCACGTCCAGCGGCACCTCGAGACCGAGGGCACGAGCACCGGGCCGAAGTTCGTCCGCCTGTCGGAGCCCTACGCCACGCACAAGCGCCGCGTGTGGGGACAGCTCCCGATCCTCACCCGGTCGGGTCGGCTGCACCGCGCCGCGGGCGGCGGGCCGGGGTGGTCGCAGACCATCACGCAGCGCTCGGCCAAGTACTCGGTCGACCCGACCAGCCCCGAGGGCTTCCGCTACGCGAGGGCCCACCAGCAGGGCGCTGGGCGGCTGCCTCGGCGCCCGGTGATCCGGCTGGACGCGACGGTCCAGGGCGGGGTGGGGCGCCTCACTGCGGGGCGCGTGCTGCCCTTCGGCACGGTCGCCGCGGGCGCGCTGCAGGCGGTCGTCATCGACGCGACCAACAAGGCGCTCGGCAAGGAGCAGCGGGTGGGGCTGGAGAAGCGGCTGCGGACGCTGGCACGGGTCAAGACGCGGTAAGCACCCCCGCACCCTAGCACGCGTCCCCGGAAGGGCCACCGCTACACTCGCCGCAGCATGGGCCACCACGTCACGCAGCCGCCTGTCGAGATCGCGACCGACGCGCTGCTCGCGTTTTTGGACACGGGCGCGACGCCGCTCGGCGCCGTGCAGAACTTCAACGCCCACAAGGACGCGCTGATCGCGGCGCAGGGCTGGGACGCGCTGCCGGACGTGCAGTGGTACGGCTACGACGTGACGCTCGGCAACGTCTACTCCCACAGCATCGTCACCGGCGGCGTGTGGTTCGAGGCGCTCGAGCCCAACAACGACGCGACCCAGGTGCAGGACCTCGTGGTGTGCTCGGTCGGCCTGCTGCTCCCGTCGGACGTGTTCAACGCCGGGCAGGCTGCCACCGGGATCGCCCTGCGCCGCTACGTCGACTGCCTGCGGACCATGCTCGGCCGCGGCTTCCCGATCGGCAGCCCGACCCGCCGCGACGCCTCCGGCCGCACGCTGAACAACGGCGGCACCGCGTGGCCGGCGCGGGTGCAGAACACCACGCTCGGCCGCACCGAGCAGATCGTCGAGCCTGACTCCGGCGCAACCGTCGGCGTCGTCCTCCCCGTGACCGTACAAGTAGAGGTGACCTGACCATGCCCGGACCCACGATCTCCGCCGGCCGCGACGCGCTGTTCGCCGTCGTGGCCGAGTCCGCCTACGGCGACGGTGGCTCGACCGCCTACGCCGCCGCCGACGACTTCGTCGACTGCTCCGGGTGGGCGGTGACGCCGCAGACCCCGGGCGGCCCCCGCGACGACGCGCACGGCTACATCAGCCCGCTGGGCGACATCAAGGGCAAGAAGACCGTCGAGTGGACGCTGAGCCCCACCTACTTCAAGCCCAACGACAACGGCACCGACCCGGACTGGCACGTCCTCGCGACCAAGAACGGCTGGACCGGCGGCTCGTGGTCGGCGTCCGACGCGGTGGAGGCGGGCAGCACCACGACCGTGATCAACGCAACGGGCCACAGCTACAGCGTGGACGACTTCGTGCGGATCAACGGCGAGGTGCGCCGGGTCGCCTCGACGAACACCGACGACTTCACGGTCACCCCCGCCCTCACCGCGACCCCGTCGGCCACCGACGCGATCAGCCCGTGCAAGGCGTACTCGATCAACGAGGACCGGGACACTGTTCCCGACTCGGTGGCGCTGTGGCTGTTCGACAACAACCGCACCGTGCGGATCCGCGGCGCGTTCGTCACGAGCTGGACGTTCACCGGCAGCGACCCGGCCGGGCTGAAGTTCAGCGCGCAGGGCAACGCCCGCCGGGCGGACATCATCCCCAGCGCCTTCCTCGACGGCGCCATCAACAACGCGGTCACCACCATCACGCTGGCCGAGGGGCACGGCGTGCCGGCGGACACCTCCGCGACTGACCTGCTCTACCTCACTGTCGGCAGCGAGAACCTCAAGGTGCTCAGCGTTGCCGGCAACGACATCACCGTCGACACCCGCGGCGTGTACCTCGGCGGCGGGGCGGCGGCCTCGCACTCCGACGGGGCCGAGGTCTTCGCCTTCTACTACACGCCCTCGACTGCCGGGAACATCGTGGACAGCACCGCCGGGGACGCGGTCGTCAACGGCGTGCCCGTCAAGTCGGTGACCGCCTGCACGGCGTCGGTGGAGACGGGCGCGGAGCCGTGGGCCAACGAGCACGGAGACGCCTACGAGGTCCACGGCTACTCGGTGGGCCGGCTGGAGGCGACCATGCAGATGGAGGCGCTCGCCCGCCGCGGTGAGGCGCTCGCCCTCATGCGCCGCGCGCAGGACCGCACCGCCACCGAGGTCATGTGGCAGCAGGGCAACGTCGCGGGCGCGACCGTCGCGCTCTACATGCAGTCGGCCATCCTCGAGGTGCCGGCCAACTCCATCGACGCGGGCGAGGCGACGGCCTCGCTCTCCCTGTCCTTCTCGTCCCGCATGGCTGCGGCGGGCGACTCCCCGATCTTCCTCGTGGTGTCCTGATGAACCTGCGGCGCACGATCTCGATCCAGGTCCCCGACGGTCCCCGCCTGATCTGCTGGCGTCCGACGCTGGGCGATAAGCTGCGCTTTGGAGAGGCGTCGACCGAGTTCCGCGACGCGCTCGCGGCGGTCGAGGCGATGCCCGAGGGGATCGAGCGGGACGCGGCTAGCGTCGCGGCGTTCGAGGTCATGCACGAGGCACAGCGCGACCTGCTCGGCTCGTGCCTGCGCCGCGTGGTCGAGGTCGACATCGACGGCGGCACGGGCACCACGCACAGGGTCGGCCCGGACAACGTCGCGGAGGTGTACGAGGCGCTGCGGGAGGGCATCGAGGAGGAGCTGCCACGGGCGGTGACTCGGCTCCTGCAGGCCGGGACGGTGGACGCCGAAGAGGGAAACTGATCCGGGCGCTTGCGCACTACCTGCAGGCGCCCGACTGCCAGCCGCTCGACGACACGATCGCGGCGGCGTGGCGCGCGAAGGGATGGGACGGTTGCAAGCTGTGGGCCGCCTGCAAGCAGGGCAAGCAGTGCGACGGGTCGGACCCGGAGTGGCACACCCCCGTCGTCGGCGGTGGCGCCTCCCGCGGTCGGTCGGTGTCCCGCTGCCCGAGCAAGGCGTTCACGCCGGAGCTGTGGAGCCTTGCCCGGCTGGTGTCGGCGGTGCGGTCGACCGGGATGCCGATGACCGGCGGCGGCGTGGACACGGCGGACGCCTGGACCGTCGAGGCGTTCGGGCTGCTGAATGCCGAGTTGGACCGGATCAGCGCGAAGCAGGCCGAGAAGCGGGCCGAGGTGATGCGTCAGAGGATGGGAGGTCGCCGTGTCTGACGTAGCAATCAGCATCAGCGCGACGACGCAGGCCGCCCGGCGCGAGATGGCCAAGCTCGGCAAGTCGTTTGCGGGCATCGACAGGGCGGCAACGCGCACGGCGAAGGCGTCGACCGCGGCGTTTGACACGCTCCGGGTCGGCCTCGGGACGGCGCTCGGCTTGTCGATCGACGCGGTGCGCTCCAAGGTCATGGAGCTGGGCCGCGCCTACGGGCAGTGGTTTGCCGAGACGCAGGCGGGCAAGCAGGCCACCGAGCAGTTCACCGCTGTGCTGGTCGAGCAGCGGAACACGGCGTTTGCGCCCCTGAACGCCTCGATCATCGGAGCGATGGAAGCCACGAAGGAGTGGCTGTCGTCGCTCGACGAGCAGGAGGTGCGGGCCTTTGGCGAGTCGCTGGCCGACGCATTCCAGAGCGGCGCGGAGACTGCCTTCCTCGCGGGCCAGGAGCTCCGCAAGATGGCGTCGGGCCTGCGCGTCACCGCCGCGGCCGTCACGGTGCTGTCGGAGCAGTGGCGGCTCGCCAAGGAGTCCTACGAGGACTACTTCGGCGTCGGCGGCTCCGAGGCCCGGTCGAAGGAGCGCGGCGCGGCGCACGAGGCCCGACGGGCGGTCAAGGCGCTCACGGCAGAACTCGACACGCTCAAGGCGAAGCAAGCCGAGGTCGACAAGGCGCGGGCCGACGGCGCTGTCGTCATCATCGACTACACCGAGCAGATCGCGG